AATCTGATTTAAGGTTCATTAACGCCATTATTTGTTATAACTCCCTAACTTATTAAATGATTTATCCACTTGCACACTTGTATTAATTTCACGAATAACATTGGTACCAATTTGTATCGGAGCCGGAGTTTTCTGTCCTTCTGCTATTTGTGATAGAATTCTATTTTGTTCACCCATTGCAGCGGCTGATCCGGCAGACGATGCCTGTTGCTGTTGAGCTGCCATCGTAACAGGTTGTGTTCTTTGAGCTGCCCCTATTACTCCCGGTCCCATAGCAACTTCATCATTCTTTGTACCCTGGAATATTGTTCCTTCTCTAGGATTAGTAACAATTGGACCTCCGCCAGCTGACATTGCCAAGTCACCCGTATTTAAAAACTTATATCCTAATGCAATAACACCACCGGCAGCAGCTAAACCTAATGCAGTTCCGATAACTGGAATACCTGAAAACGATTGAATAACTTTCATCGCAGCTTCACCTATACTGCGTATTAACCCGCCCTTTGCCACTAACGCCCTCTTTGCATCCATAGCCCCTTGAGCCGCTTTATATCCTAAAATTATACCTTCAATAATTTTAGTACCAAGTGCATATCCTTTAATTAACAAATATATGCCGGCAATAGTTCCTAATATAATTTGCATATTAGTTAATTCAGTACTAGCGCCAGTAAATAACCCAACTAAATTTTGTGTAAGTCCTACTACACCCTTGATGGCATCAGTTATTGGTATTAGCAAAATTCCTATCAGTGTCAGTACTGGAGCTATTGCACTAAGCACCGCACCCAATGTTTCAGCTAATGGCACTAACGCTGTCATTAATTGATTTTTAATATTTTCAAATGATTTGCTAGATGCATCAATTGCCTGTTGTTCTGCTAACTTAGTTTTTAGTTGCTCGTCACTTAGATCTTTCATTTCAGCGGCCGATAATCCTAGGTTATTCATGGCTGCCTGTTCTTCTACATTTAGTTCCCCTAATCTTTCTTGAACTGCCATCGACTTAGTTAATTCATCAACAGTCAATCCCGCCGCTTTTGCCGCTGCCTCCATAGCTAATGGCCCCATTGCCTGTAATTCAGCTAAACTTCCAAATTGTGTAACAACCTCTTTTGCTGCGCCTGCAATATCACCTTGTAACGCTAATTGTCTAGCAGTATCTAAATTAATTTCTTTACCAGTAATAGCCTGAAATTCAAATTGGCTAGATAGGCTAGTTTCAATATCTAATAAGCCGCCGGCTATCTTACCCATTTGTGCTAGGTTTAATCCTAACTTTTGAGCTTCTATAGCAGCAGATTTTAATTTTTCAACGTTACCGCCAAAATATTTAGCAACCTCTTTAGCATTTGTAGAGATATCCTTCACTACAGCACCTACATTTACCCCAGCTCTTAAAGCGCTTGCTGCTAAATTTTCTTGTGCCTGTGCCGCATCTTCACCTGACATTCCCATTAACATGAACTGGGTATTTACTTTCCCAGCTTCTTCGGCGCCATACCCAAATGCTTTTCCGGTCTGTGCTACATTAGCAGCGACTTCACCTGACAATATTCCTGCAGTACCAAATTCAGCAATTGATGCTTTTTGAACTTCTACTAGATCCTCTTGTGTAGCTAATGATGCCTTAAATGATACTGAAGCTTCACGCATTTCATTATTAAGCTTCATAGCCTGACCGAATGTCAATCCGGTTTCAGTTGATAGTTTCGAGGCTTGTTTCGATACGTTTTTCAATGTATCATACAATATTGTTATTATACCTACAACTGATAACATTTTTGCTATGTTTGCAGTAACTTCACCACCAAAAGCTTTCATTCCATCTTTTAAAGCTTTAGATTTATCTCCGGTTTCGGCGTAAGTTGTTATAAACTTATCCATGCCTTTATTTAAGCCGTTCTGAATTGCCGTCCCAACAGCTCCAAAGTTTTTAGCTAATGCACTACCTATTGATGATATAGTATCAAATTGTTCTTGATATTTGGTTTGTACTGTTTCTAACGCCCCGACTAATTTTAGCTGGTCTTCTAGTTGGGCATTCATAGATGCTGCTATGGCCGCGGTAACATCGCCGTTTGCAACAGCTTTTTGTAATTGCTTTTGCTGCTGCTGTACTGAATCACGTAATGAATTATATGTATCTTCCGTATTATTAAAGATATTTTTTTGAGACTTTGCAATATCTTTTTGTATCTTGCTTATGCTTTCGGCTATATCTTCAGTCTGTTCATCCTGCTTCTTTTTCTTTTCTGCTAGTTTAACTTCTTCTTTTTCCTTATACGTACGTTGTTCTGCAATATCTAAAGCTTTAAGTAACTGTTCATTATTCTTTATTCGCAAGTCTAATATTTCTCGTTGAATACCGACAATGTCTTCTTCAGCAAGTCCTAAAGATTTACCTAAAGACTGTGCTTCTTTGAGTAGTACGTTTTGTTTTTTTTGATCAGCCATAATACTTTATATTAAAGTTTTCCTTTAAGATTTGGATATGCTGTTTCCATTTCTTTTTTCCACTTTTCATATTGTTTTTTAGAATCTATAAATTGCTGGAATGCAGCGGCAGTTTCAGGGTCGTTATCTATATCAGCAGCTACTTGCTTAAATAGTTTTTTAGCTTTACCGCGATATAATGCTTGAACAATGTCTTCAAATGCCCGTTCAAAAAACGAAGCTTCTTTTAAAATTTTATGCTCTAATTTATTAAATGCCATATGTTCTCTCTTTATAATAAATATCAAGCTAGTAAAAAAGCTCCGGGTGGAGCCTTTTACATTATCGTTTACTTCTAGACTTTGATTTAGATTCTCTCATGGCTTTATCATGAGCCTTCTTTTCATCATCAAAATGCTTTTGTAATCTTCTTATATAGAAATGCCGTATAAATACTGGCATGTTACAAACATCTGAATAAGTAAAACCGCCTTTGCCGAAAAATACTAGATCAAATATTTGTTCTTGAAGCATTACTTTATATTTTGGCGTCAGGCCAAAAAAGGTCCAATCCGAAGGTAAATGAACCGCGAAAGGATTCTCCAGTCGCCTCATCAACCAAATCTATGCTTAAGTCTACATCAGGAGTAATGCTGGACATGTAATTACGAATTGCACGACTATCAATTGCCAATAATTCATTATCAACAAATTTACGTATAGTACCGTTATCTGTATTGCCATCAATTGACGTAATCAAATATTTCAATCGGGTAGTTAATGCAGCTTCTTTTTTAACCTTAGCCAATCCAGTAATCTCAGCATCAATTTTTCTATTTTCGTTTTGAGTCAATAACTTAAAAGTTATTTTATGTTTACTGGCAGGAAGTTCAAATTCAAACTCATTCTTTCCACGTTGTATTAAACTCCAATCAATTTCTTTATCAGCTAATTGAGTTAAGTTGATTTCAACTTTTTGTTTGTTACCCGCAGGAGAAACTACTTCTGTTTCATAACCGGCGCCATATCCTAATACACGAGCTGCTACCATTACAGCATTTTTATCGCCTAGCAATAAATCATTGTAATCAAATGGAGTTATAATAAGCGCTTGAAATAATTTATCTAGTACTACTCCTTGCTTGATGTAACTTTGGTTAGTAAGAATATCTTCTTCTTTAGCAGTCATGTATTTCATTTCAATCTTACCTTCTGCTAAAGGATGACCTTCTGGATACAATAATCCTTTACTTGGCAATTCTACAATCTCCGTAGGCCCTGTATATGCACTAGTATTAGTGGCAGGTGCTTGAGTTTGATAATTTGCTGTTGCAATTGCTTTTAATTGAGAATCGGACAATGGTCCGCCTTTGTACTCGTCGTTAACTGTTGGCATGTTTTCCTTTATAACTTAGTTTAATATAAATATATGATTTATTTTTTCGTATGACGTTTCTGATTTTCCTTAACTCTACGTTCAGCTGTATCTTTAACTCGTTCTGCCTGACTTAGTAAATCTTCAGTAGCAGCTTCTATTTCGGGATCATCTTGAAATTCTTTACGAAGTGCCTTTACCGCATCATAAAGTTTTTTACCGTATAATACAGCGGCTACACCAGTACCTATTATAGCAGCAAGTGATATTGCTTCATTAATTTTACCACTGTAATGTGCTATAGGATCAACGTACTTTTTCATTTTATATAAATATATGAACAGTAAAAAAGCCTTTGGAAACAAAGGCCTTTATTAAATTACTTCTTATTTAGTAAACCAATCAAAATAAATTACCCAATCCGCTACATCGAATTTTTTCATTGGCGGATTTGGATTAGATCTTTCTCCCGGTATTTCGCCAACTGGATTACGACGCGTTGAAAGTTCAAATCCTCTTGTGTATGCCGATTTATTTGCTAATGCAACTCCACAAAGACTTTTACCACTTGATGTGATTTGAATATATTGCATACCTTTCCATTGTCCTTGCGGTTTTACATTTATCTTAATACCGATCGGAAATGATGCTTCACTTTTTATTTGTTTAGCCAATGCCTTAATATCAGATGTATTACCACTTTCAGACGCACGAGTTACAATATCACGTATCTCTGTTATCTTATTCATCTCAGTATTTTCAACTAATATTTTAGCAATTTCTTCACGTATAATATTACGTAATGTTTCTTTCAATTTCATATATTTTTACGTTAAAAATCCTTATACTTATTATTTCTAATAAATATAAGGATTTTAATTCTAACTTCTAAATATGATTGCCATTAAAATTGAAGTATGGCGTAATCATATTTTAACGTCAACTCAATGTTAACTGGATCTTCTGTTGCCCAATCCATGTCACCAAACGTTGCAGATGATATAAATGCTCCTATCAAAGTCCATTCTTCAACCTTATCACCTACTGGTCCTAAAGTATTGAAAGTAATGTTCTTTTTATAAAAGTCACTATAACCATCACGTCCGGTTACAGACTCGTGGTGCAAACGTACCCATTCCATTACTGCCTGCGCTCCTGATGGAACAACTGGGTCATACAATGTTACGGTAACATCTTGCCAACGGCTTTTACCTTTTAATTTGCGTTCTACGTTGATATGATCTAGAATCACCTCACCTTGGTCAATACTTGGACGACTTGCTGCCTTAATAAGGTATGCAGGAATTCCTTCAATGTACATAATGAAGCGGTTTGCCATTTTCGGCTCATACGCGGTATAAAATATTTCGCTTGGATCTAATAATTCTGCCATTTTCTTATCCTATTATTTCTTATAAATATTCTGTTTCTCTAAATTCTATTCAGGGAAACTTGCACCTGTTGGTAGAACATTGAAATCAACAATAATAAATTCAGCCGTTTTAGCAGGTTGAAGGAATATTTGACCTCTCATTTCATTTCTATCAATTACATCAGGAGTATTAGTTGTTTCATCCATTACTACTTTGAATGCATACAAACCTTGACGTTGTTGAATGTTATCAAAATAAGGATTAACAATGCTCAAGAATCTGTTTCTAGTAGCAGCCGTATTATTTTCAAATACTAGGTACTTGGTGCTTGAAGCAATAAACTTCTTAGCAGCAATCAATAAACGACGTACATTTACACGATCCAAAGCAGATGATTTCTTTTGCAAAGTCTTTTGACCAAATACAACAACACCACTATTAGGGAAAGTTGCAATTGGATTAACTGATGCATCATATAAAGTATCTCTATTAGCTAGAGTCAATTTACGTTCGGTTTGAATTGCAATATCAATACCACCACGATTTAAACCTGCTGGTGCAAACCATGGAGCAGCTACTCGGTCATTGAATGCATATACACCTGGAATCAAAGTTGAAGCAGGAACCCATACATTCTTTCCTAGATCTGCATCCGGAATTTTAACCCATGGCCAATAAACGGCAGCATAGTTACTATCACGCGTTCCGGCAGCAGTTGCAGCAGTTGAAAGTGCAGCTCCATATTCTACTGGATCATATACCAAGAAGCAATCACCACGGTCTTCCGCCATTCCTAATGCTTCTGAAATTACTGCAGCATGATTAGGATAGTTATCAAGCAATCCAGGTAACACCAATAAATTGATATCATATTCATCTTGGTTCTTTAACAAGCGAATTGCATCAATATAAGCATCTCTACCGGCATTACCTGTAGCTAAGTTATATCCTTGCGTGTTAGTATTGCTAATTGTTTCAAAGAATGCTTGTGGATGTTGAACATTACCATCACTTCCTTGAGCAAATGTTCCCGATACGGCAGCAGGAAGAGATGCAGATGCAGCTCCTACACGAATATTACCGTTTGAATCTAAATAATTCAATGTAGACTTTAAAACCTCAACACGAACGTAACTAGATTTATTAGGGAATGAACCAGACAATTGAAGGAATGGATCTGACGTGCCACTATCACGTACTGTATATACTTGATCGCCTATCACTCTAGTAATGAATCCAGTTGAATTAGGATCTAGAGTCAAATTATTAAATTGCTCTAAGATTGTTTTTCTACGAGATGTATCATCACCACGACGAAGTGTCAATGTAAATGTACCTTTCGCAGTATTAACGGTAGAAACTTCCCAACGGATGTTGGTAGCACTTCCACTTAATAAGATATTATTAGCACCTTCGTCTAAAGGACTACCTTGTCCTAATGTAGTTGATGCTACCGTCCGACCACTGTTCAATACAGCGCCATCGGCTAAAGTAGATAATTTAAATGAATATCCAGCGCCAATTGATTGAGTAACAAATGATGATGCCGGGCCATATGCTCCAGCTAACACACGTACTACTGTCAATGTATCTGCATATTTTAAATATTCTTGCGCGGCATAGTTAGTTAAATATTTATAACTTCCTTCCACTGCTCCAGAACCGCTAGTAAGTACTCCACCAAACTTTTGTACAAACTCTGAATAGCTTGTAACAGTGGTAGGAATACCTGCTGGTCCTTTTGCAGTAGGTCCTATGATTGCAGCGCCAATTGCAGCAACTCCCGCAGGTAAAAACGACTGATCTACTTCATTCGTAAATACTCCGGGAGATATAATTTTTTCGGCCATTAGTTTGCTCCTAATTTATTGTTAACACGTTTCATATAAATATCAAAGCAACTTGCCAAACACTATATTATTGTGCAGGATTCGGAATGAATTCTCCGGTTGCTACATCTACAGT